GCTTCCTTACTGCTTACATTTTCTAGTAGTAATAATCTGACTCCGGCTGTTTTTATATTTGAAGGATTACTTTTTGTAGGATCAACAATTGCGTCTATACTTGTTCTGTCACCTGACGGCCCTGTAATAACATCATCGTCTGGAAAACTGTCAGTATCCCAATCTATTAGTATTAATGTTTCATTGAGTTCATTTATTGTAAATGTGCCGGCAATTGTTGAATCGTTATCTAAATCAGTTAGGAATATTCTACTAATACCTGCTTGATATGTTCCAGCTTGTTTATCAATAGCTGATCTCCAATTAGCTGCACCTTTACCGTATAGTTGTCCTGTGTCGCCTTCAACATATACACCTAGCATACCATCATTAACATTGGCCTGAATATCACTTATTGTAGTGCCAGCTTGGCGTTTTTCAGTAGTTCTGCCAGGCTCTGCAAAATCATCATATCGGTTTAGTTCAGGCTGTGATAACCCTAAATCAATATCTCCTGTATTTTCATTAAAAATACTTGTAATAATGTTAGTAATTGCACCCATTCTTTTTACTTTAACAGGCGGACTAATATAAATTGGTGTGCTAAATGTTAATGTAGCAACATCAATTTCGCTATCTACTCCTACCGGAACGCTACGATTTGACCAATTTACATTTTCTAAATTTACTATAGTAAGACTTGCCCAATCTATATAATTGTCTGTGGTTTGTATTTCTAAACTAGGATCGAAGTATATTAATATTTGTTCAAGTAATTGTAATTTTTGATCAGTGTTTGAACTCCAAATATCTGCATTTACAGTAAGTTTATAAGGAGTTGGCATCATTTTTTCAACAGTGTAATTTTTACCCTGTGTGTTTAAATATTCGTTGCCATCTTCATCATATGCACGTTCAATAACATTTTGCTTTCGGACAAAACTAGGATCTTGAAGCCTGTCTCTATCCATTTCTAACCCAGTAACATATACACTTATTCTAGGTGCGCTAGGCAATTTGTTTTCGCTGTTTTCACGTATTATTTGTGCAACTTGTCTTGTTAAATCGCCGTACATAACAGGAACTTGTTTTAGCTCACCGTTGCCATCTTTCACAGGAAAATTACTCAGCATTCTAATCATTTGAGTTATGTATCTGCGTATTTGTCCGTCATAAAAATGTTGCATTAGTTATCTGCCTTAGGTCTTAGTGCTTTAGACAAGCTTTGACGTTCTTCTACAGTTTCTCCGCCTATAGTGCTTGAACGTGTATTATTTACAAATCCAGTTTTTTGTGTGTTTCTTGTATCGGTATTAGTAAGTGTTTCTCTTACATCGTCTTGTATTTTCAACCATCTATTCCCGTCATATCTAAACAATCTATTAGGAAGAAAATCAGTTCTTAAGAAATAATCACCTTCCATGTTATCTCTTGGAAACTGTATTCCACTACCAAAAGGAGCACCATTAGGAGTATCTGCAATACCTACTAAGTAACCGGTATATCCTGGTCTGTTAGGAGAATTTTCTATTTGATCTGCATATTGCGAAATAGCACTTGCATCTAAATCTGTATCGTCGGCTGTATTAAGAGCTACTGTTCCGTCTTCGTTATAAGCCATTGTATATAAGTGGCTTGCGTCATAACCGCTCTTTGCTGCATCAGCTTCTGCTTGCTGAACTACAGCGTTGTTAATCTGCATTTCTTTATCGTATGTCGATAGTAAATCTCTTAGAGTATTGTTGCTGTCTTCTTCAGCAGGTAAGTCTAATATTTCTTTATACTCTTGTCCATCGTATATCTGCTTTAGTTTTAATCTATACAAATGCGGATACCAAGTTTGACTAAATCCTTCTGCTGCACGGTTTATGTCTTCGATAACATAAAATCTTTTTAGCGCAACACTATAATCATTTAATGCATACTCGTCTTTTAGATGCGGTAGTTCAATAACGTCTCCGCTAATAGGTTTGCGCCCTAATGTCTTTACAATACTTCGTATATGTACTGTCATAAACAATGTATCGTTGCTTAAAAATAAACCAAATTGGCTAAGGTCAAAATCAATGTCTTGAACATTGTATATTGCTCTATGATTATAAACATCCGGATCGTACTTTCTATCTCTATTTTCTAAAAATAACAAGTCTTGGATATTAGTTTCTGCTACTACATCATACTGCGGCTGATCCGCAGTTGCGTCTTCGTCATTAGGATTATTAGCGCCGAGGTATTTGTGTATATTAATATCAGTCCCGCCAACAACAAACATCTCGTTAATTTGTCTATCGAGAAATTCGTAGTCATTGCCACGTTCTGGTTTATATAAAGATAAGCGAGGAATTGTTCTTCTCCTAATGTATAGCTATATATATTTATCCGACGGATAAATACTATTGGAGAACCAATATGGCAGATTTAGCAACACAAAAACAAGCAGTATTTGATTATGTGCATACCTTTTTAGGCGGCGGAATGGTGGATGTTGAACTAGATCCAATACATTATGACACAGCATTGACCAAGGCACTTGCTCGATATAGACAAAGATCTGATTATTCGGTAGAAGAAAGCTATTTGTTTATGCCTACTATAATAGATCAGAATGATTATATTCTGCCAAGCGAAGTAATTGAAGTTCGAAAACTATTTCGCAGGAGTGTAGGATCACGCACAGGCGGCGGCGATGGCGGCACAGTATTTGAACCGTTTAACTTAGCATATACTAATACATACTTAATGTCGGGGTCGAAACTAGGCGGATTGGCAACATATGACATGTTTGCACAACACCAAGAACTAGTAGGCAGAATGTTTGGTAGCTTCATCGAATTTAAATGGAATAGTACTACCAAAAAATTAACACTACTACAACGTCCTAGAGCAGAAGAAACACTATTACTATATTGCTACAATTATAGACCAGATAGTGAATTATTAAATGATTATCTTGCTGTTCAATGGATTAAAGATTATACACTTGCTAGTTGTAAATATATGCTCGGCGAAGCACGTTCAAAGTTTGCTACTATTGCTGGACCGCAAGGCGGATCAACACTTAACGGCGACACATTAAAAACAGAAGCTCAAGCTGAAATGGAAAAGTTAGAAAGTGAAGTAGCAAACGCACAAGCAGGCGGCACTGGGTATGGATTTACTATCGGATAATACTTGACAACCTGTAATTTATGTAGTATATTATAACTATGAAATTAAAGTTATTAGTTATTGGCCACGGACGCCACGGTAAAGATACTGTTTGTGAAATTCTCAGAGACAAGTATGGGTATAGTTTTGAATCAAGTAGTCAATTCTGTTCTAAGTTGTTTATTTACAATATGCTGAAAGAAAAGTACGGATATAGTACTGAAGAAGAGTGCTATGCTGATAGACACAATCATAGACAAGAATGGTACGAAGCTATTTGTGACTATAATGTTCCAGATGCTGCTACATTAGGTAGAGAAATATTTGCAGCACATGATATCTATTGCGGACTGCGCAACAAGCGTGAATTTCATGCTATGAAGAATACTGGTGTATTTGATAAAGCTATTTGGGTCGATCGTAGCAAATTCTTAATGCCCGAATCAGCAAAGTCAATGAGTCTTGAGCAATGGATGGCAGATTACACTATTGATAATAATGGATCATTAGAAGAATTAGAATTTAATTTAGATCAACTTATACAGCATATTGATCCTTATAGTGCGACTTTAAAAGTCAGGCCGTAAATCACCCTGTTTCCACTTTACTCCTTCTTTTTGTAAAATCCTTTGGCAGTTTGCACATACAGTTTTTAAATTACTTGGCCGACAATTATCTAAATGTCCGTCTATATGAAACACATTAAATTGTTCAGTATGCCGCGATTTAAATCCACACTTTTCACAATTGTCTTTTTTTTGATATCCTGCTTGTTTCCATTTAGGAATACCGTGCCCTTCTCCGTTACGCAAACAGGTTTCGCATAGCTTACGATAGTAGGTCTTTCCATCTTTTTTGTAATTTATAGCTGCTGGTCTCTGGTTACAAGTGCATAATGGTCTCATATTGTATTTACCTCACCTTTTCGGTCCCTTTTCTATGGGGTTTAACTAGCCCTTTTTCTTTTTTATTAATAAATACATTAGAATAAGCAATTTCATAGGAGATAAACAATGGCATTATTTTCACCAGGTGTTGAGGTCAATGTAATCGACGAGAGTTTCTACACTCCATCGGCTGCTGGTACCGTACCGATGATCTTTGTAGCGAGTAAGGAAAATAAAACTAACTCGTCGGGATCGGGTGTAGCTGAAGGGACACTAAAAGCAAACGCAGGAAGACCTTACTTGGTCACGTCACAAAGAGAACTTGGAGAGCTATTTGGCGATCCGGTATTTATGAGTGACGGTAACGGTAATATGATTCATGGCGGTGAATTAAACGAATACGGATTACAAACAGCATACTCAATACTAGGTGTAACAAACAGAGCTTTTGTTACTCGAGCAGATATTGATATATCTAAACTAGAAGCTAGTGCAACTGCTCCGGGCGGCGAGCCTGCAGATGGCACATACTGGTTTGATTCAGAATCAACTTCTTTTGGTATTGCTGAATGGAACGGCGCTCCGATTACTACAGTCGGCGGTCAAACATTTACAACTAAAACGCCTATCGTTCTTACACCAAGTGATGTTTCAAGAACAGCAAATGAGAGTTTAACAGCACCTGGCGCACCTAAAAAGTCCGTAGGACAAATTGGTGACTATGCTGTTGTAGCAATTACAAATTTAAACAAATTGTATTACAAGTCACCAGGTTACGGTGCAAGTATTGCAGTAAAAGCAGGAAACGTCGGCGAGTGGGTCGAAGTTGGTTCGGAAAATTGGAAAGGCAGTTGGGCGACTTTAAGAAGTGAAATTGCTAGCACAACTACATTTGATATCTCAAATACTTTCACAATTGACTCAACGGATATTACACGTATTGGAACAAGTGCTACAGACTTAGCAAACGAAATTAATAATGAAGGCATTTCGGGCGTGAGTGCAAATGTTGTCGATGGTGAATTAGAAATTTATACAACTAATGATTCTGTAGATATTGCAGGTAGTGCAATGAGCGAATTTGGTATTACAGCTGGAACTTACTATTCACCAGCATTACAAATTTCAACGCACACTAATGTACCTTCGTACAAAACAGGCGATACTGAAACAAGACCAACTGGTTCTATTTGGTATAAAACTACTGAACCAAATGCAGGTATGAAGTATAGTGTTAAACAGTACAATGAAGATACACAACTTTGGGAAGTTATTCCTACTCCAGTATATACAACAAGTGCAGAATCACTGTACGGGTTAGATAGAACAGGCGGCGGCGAAAATCTACAGATTGGTGATTTATATGCAAAAGCAAATGATGCAGAAGCATCGAATCCAAATGTTGCAAACTTTAAGTTCTATAGAAGACAAGTAGCTGGTCGTACTTTAGCACAAAGTGAAAAAGTAACAGGTACAACATTAGGTGCAGGTACTTATAAAATTGCTATTGCAGAAACAAAAGTTAATAGCGAAATATTTACAGCTCCAAAAGTTGCAACAATTGAAATTAATAATGCTGGAACGTCTGGCGTTGCAGATGATGTAGCTGCTGGCATTAATGGCGCAGGCTTAATAAATGTTACAGCTGAAATTGATGCACAGAACAGAATTATACTAGGACATGCAGCAGGCGGCGATGCAATCATTTATGACATTGACGGACTATTAGCTGATCTAGGATATACAGCATTTGAAGCTGACGAGCCAGCAAGTACTGCTAACTTCTATGATGCACCTGCACAAATAGCAGCAGACGCATTAACAGACATTCCAGCACAATCACCGGCTTTAACAGTAGTAGATGGTACATATCTACTTTCAAACTGGAGACCATTAGAATATACTCCGTCACCAGATGCTCCAACATCATTGACAGCAGACGGCGAACTATGGTATAGTTCAGTAATTGACGAAGTAGATATTATGGTACATGATGGCCCAACCAACGGCTGGAGAGGATATCAAAATGTATATCCAGATACTTCACCAAATGGTCCAATTGTAAGTGCTACAGAGCCAGAACAACAGTCCGACGGTAGTGCGCTAGTTGATGCAGATCTTTGGATTGATACTGCGGACTTAGAGAACTATCCAAACATTTATCGTTATAATGTTGCATTACAGGCGTGGGTTTTACTTGATAAAACAGACCAAACTTCAGAAAATGGTGTGCTGTTTGACGAAGCACGTTGGGGACTATCGGGCAGTGATATAGATGCAGCAGATATTGTTGATCTACTATCGAGCAACTACTTAGACCCAGATGCACCAGATCCTGCACTATATCCAAGAGGTATGCTGTTATGGAATCTACGCAGAAGTGGATTTAATGTAAAACGTTTTGTACGTAATCACATTAACGTATCTGATGACAACGGTCGTTGGTTAGATCAACCGATGACTAATTATTATCCACACCGTTGGGTAACAGACTCAGGCAATAATGAAGATGGATCAGGAACATTTGGACGTTTTGCACAACGCAAGTCAGTTGTACAAAAACTACAAGCAATGGTTAATAGTAATATTGATATTCGTGACGAAGAACTAATTAGATTTAACCTAATGGCTTGTCCAGGTTATCCAGAGCTAATTGGTGAAATGATTGACCTAAACTACACACGTAGATTAACAGGTATGGTTATTGGCGATACACCAATGCGCTTGACACCGGATGCAACTTCATTAAATGAATGGGCACAAAACGCAAACTTAGCAGTTGAAGACAACGAAGTCGGCGGTCCGAGTAGAGATGAATATCTAGCTATGTATTATCCAGCAGGATTTACAAGCGATAACTTTGGTAATAATATTGTTGTACCAGCAACGCACATGGCGCTACGTACAATTATATTAAGTGATCAAAAGAGTTATCCGTGGTTTGCACCAGCAGGTGTTAGAAGAGGCGGCGTAACAAACGCAACTTCAACAGGCTATATTAATGATGAAGGTGAATTTTACAGCATTGCACTAGGTAGTGGTGTGCGTGATACATTGTATCTAAATAATATTAACCCGATTACATTTATTGCTGGCGCAGGTATTCAAGTGTTTGGACAGAAAACTCGTGCAAGAGCTGCAACAGCACTAGATAGAATTAATGTTACAAGACTTGTAATTTATATGAGAACAACATTGGAAGCATTAGCAAGACCTTACTTGTTTGAACCAAATGATAAGATTACACGTGATCAAATCAAACAAGCTACAGAAGGGTTCTTACTAGAATTGGCAAGTTTGAGAGCATTGTATGACTATGTGGTTGTATGTGACGAATCAAACAATACACCTGCAAGAATTGACAGAAATGAACTTTGGATCGATGTTGCAATTGAACCAGTTAAAGCTGTTGAATTTATTTACATTCCATTGAGAATTAAAAACACAGGTGAAATAGCAGCACTAGGAAGCTAATCATAAATTTGGGGGGTAGAAAAATTACCCCCCAACTATGATAAATAATATTACTAGAGAGGATAACAAATGCCAATTAATTCACTAAAAAATATTTCAGTCCCTGTTAATGACGGACAGAAAAACGGCACATTATTGATGCCTAAACTTCAGTATCGTTTTAGAGTTGTTGTATCAAACTTCGGTAACTCAACAGACTTAACTGAAATCACAAAGCAAACAGTCGATGTTACAAGACCAAATCTAACGTTTGAAAACATCACTATTGATGCATATAACTCAAGAAGTTACATTGCTGGTAAGCATACTTGGGAACCAGTTACACTTACACTACGTGAAGATGTAAATAACAGAGTACAAAGACTCGTAGGTGAGCAGCTACAGAAACAATTTGATTTCTATGAGCAAGCTTCAGCATTTTCAGGCGGTAGCTACAAGTTCGGAATGGCTGTAGAAGTACTAGACGGTGGTAACGGTAACTTTGATACTAATGTTGTTGATAGAATCAACTTAGTAGGTTGCTACATTGAATCTGCAAACTACAATTCATTATCATACGCTACAAATGATCCAGTAACAATTACACTATCTATACGTTACGACAACGCAATTCAAACAGAAGAAGACGGCGTAACTAGAACAGCTGGACTAGGTATTTCAGTAGGTAGAAGTACAGCTAATACAACTATTAACACTTCAGAAGGTCCAACTCCTGAATAATAGTACAATTGGCATTTGAGACTATAATATAGGGGACTTTGTGTCCCCTATTTTTTTGAGTATTTTTTACAGATAAATAATGTATAGGAGATTGTCATGGCTGAAACAAATTTTAGAGACTATCAACACGCTCATAGATTATATACGCAACAGCGTATGAACTTCTCGCCAAAGGTAAAGTTTCTTTACCATTGTGTATTTGAACTTACAAATGCTGCAAGACAACATGCAAGCATTTCGGTTCAAGAAGAGCCTCTTGTAAATGTTTTAGTAAAAAGTGTAGATCTTCCTAGTTATAGTGCAAGTGTTGAAACTAGGCAGCAATATAATAGAAAAAAGAATATACAAACTCGTATTGATTATGATCCGATCACTGTAAAGTGGCATGATGATAAAGCAGGCGTAACTATGAGTTTGCTACAAGAATATTATACATATTATTTTAAAGACGGTAACTACAATGATGGCACTGGTAGTGCGTTAGGACAAACATACGGATCGCGAGACAAGTATTCATCACAAGTTCCTAGTTACGGTTTAGACAACGGAACTATGATTCCTTTTTTTAATCAAATAAAAATATTTCAATTAAGCCGAAATAAATGGAATAGTTTTACATTAATTAATCCTATTGTTGAGAGGTGGCAACACGATAC